TTTTTAAATGTTAAATAGTATATAATTTTACAAATTAATTTTTTCATTTTATTTTATTTTATTTTTTTTTTTAATTTTACTAAGGATACAATAATTGCTAATAATATTGAAATTGTTAAAAGAACTTCATTCACTTGTGCCAAACTCAATCCAATAGCCCCACCATTTGCAATTGTTAAATCCAATATATCTTTTGTATTATCTTTCATTTTTAATTTTGTGTTAATGTTACTTTTCCTCCCCAAATCCGATGATTTGTTGATGAAACTAAAACTTTTATCATTAAATAATTTGTATCAGATGAAGCAATTGTTCCAATGCTAATTGCCGCCCCATCAGTTACTCCTGTGCCTATTGTTGAACCTTTTCCGTTTGCATTAATATTCATTTGGTAAACCTCAACTGATTTTGTTGTGTTACTTCCCCAAACATAAACTTCTGTAGCTGTTGTTCCAGTTGGAATGTTTACTGTTGCAATAAGTTCTTGAGCTGTATTTTCAACCGAAACTCCCGTATTTGTTCCATCTCCAAAAATAGCTGGAGTTATGTCTGGACTCGAAGCGTCATCATTAACCATGAAATCTCTTGGAAGTATTTTTACATAAAGAGTATCAACACCAACTACATAATAATTTCCCCCAGTAATTGAGTATTTTCCAATTGAGTTTGCATTTACTGGCATACCACCAACAGAGCCTTCCGTTTTTCTTTGATATTGAACAAACAAATTTTCTTTGTCAATAGAAATTTTATCTCCAATAGTTAAGGGGATGGATGGAGTTATTGAAGTAATAGTTAAAGCTCTAGCTCCAGCTGAAGAATCAGCAGCAATTTGAAATGCTTGCCCATTAATCATGATTCTATCTCCAATTTTTAAATCAACTTTTGTGGCTGTAACAGCTAAAGCAGTGATAGCATTAGCGTCATCAATAATTGTTGTAAGCTCTGCAATATCCAATGAATTGCTAATCTCTTTTTTATTTATTTGTGTTATGTTTGGAAAACTTATCATATTATATTGGGCCTGATTGAGAACCTGTATTATTACTAGATGTATTTGTTAAAGGAGCATTGTAACCATTAGACGCTCCTTGATTTGTATGTGTTGAAACTGATGTTGGAACACTTCTTAAAACTTGAATCCAATCTCCACTCCATTCATCAGCAGCAATATTGTAAGAACACCTCATCATCATATATTCAATATTATCAGTGTCCTTTAATTTTGCAAGTGGATTCATGTATTTTAGTTTTGTTGAACCTGAATAATATTTATCATTAACTCCCAAAGCTGTATTTGTTGAAAAAAGAGAAATTGGCTGGCTTTGATTGTATAAAATACTTTCTGATAATAGTTCAATTATTTTTTTATCATAAGTTACAGCTGAATAAACATAAGCACTGCCATTCCAAGAATAGACACTTTGAGCCCATTTTCCATCTGCATTCACAAACACCCAAGCCGTTCCGTTATATATTTGGATTGTTGAAGTTGTATTTGCTCCAGTTCCATCTCCATATATTACTTCTCCAATATCATAAACAAAAGTATTGTTTCCAGCTTGTGAAAATTGAGTTTGATTTGAAGCAATTCCAAATTGAGCAGCAGCAGAAGCAACAGGAACAAATTGAGAAATTAAAAGAGGAGGAGCTGAATTATCAACCGCATCAGTATAATCAAAAGAATAAGCTGTTGGAGTATCTCCAAGAGAGAGCCCAGAGGTTGAACCATTCATATCAACAATTCTTCCATGTGAATATTTAATGCTTGAAGCGTATCCTTTAGCCTGAACCTTTGTATCTCCAGCGCCAGGGCTTGAATCATATCCAGTAAAAGTGTAAAATTTGAACTCCCAATCTCCATCCATTGAACTATCAATTGGAATTAAATTGTTTGTAGTGTTTGTTGTTGATGTTGTTGTTGAATTAAACATCTCTAAAATAACTCCATTTGAACCAGTATTTGCTGGAATCCAAAGCCAATCAAGCATGTATTGTTGAGGATTTTGCAAAGGAAATTCTCCTGTTATAGCTTGCCATCTAAATTCTGCAAAAGTTGCTCCTTGAAATCTATACATTGTTAAATTGTCAGAATCTCCCCAAGCTGAATCCAATGGCTTTGCAAGGATAGTCCAAGCCATCTCCATTTTCAAATCAGCTGCACTTGTATTAACAAAATTTCCATAAATCTTGCAAACAAATCCCTCCAAATCCTTTGCGTTTGTTATTTCCATTATGTTTTCAAATCCTCCAGTATTTGAAGTTTGAGTTATTTCTGAATAACTTCCTGTTGTTGGCCAAGCTGTTGGAGTAATGCTTCCAGTGTTATGAGTTACAAAAAGAGGATAACCACTAAAAACATTGATTCCAGCATTTTCAGAATAAGTTCCAGTTGTTTTCTTTATAGCAGGCAAAGCTTGATTGGTAGAGCCAGCAAGTTTTTGCAAGCCCTTGTTCGGATTTGAAACGTTTTCAAATACCATGTTATACAGAGAATAATTTGTGTTGCCTAAATAGTTTCTTGTTGTTCTTGCTGAACCAGTATAAAAATATTCTCTTGTTGGAATATTGATTGGAGTTGTATAAGGTGCAACCCCTGATTCGTCAGTGTTATATTCGTTTATTTGAATAAAATGGAAAGTATGATTCCAGTAAATTAATCTCATATTAAAGTTCTTGCAAATCTGTTCTAATACATCATAACAATTTGGAACTTTCATAAATCCATTTTCATCTCTTTCATAAAAAGGCCTCATTGATATTTTCATCAAAACAAGGGGGTCATTTGCAACTGATGGAGAGCCATCCATATCTTCATTCCACCAATTAAAAGAAGTTTGAATTGTGTAATTTTCTAAATCTCCTCCAGTGTCATCTTGGTCAAGCAACATCCCTACTCTATCAAGCAACATTTTTAACCAAGTTAAACTCCCTCCAATTGGCCTTCTGTAACCTCCATTATCAAAAGTGTCAGTTCTTGTAAAAGGATAAGTTGGAACTGAACTATCTTCTGAATTTGTATCTCTAATAAAAGGAATTTCTTTAAGTGTTGAAATACCATCAATGAAAGTTAAACTTTGAACGTAAGGATAAGAAATATCTTCTGTTGTTTCTAAATCAAAAATCATGTAACCCGCCCAAATCAAAGAGCCCGCTGCATAAGAAGTTCCAATGTTTAAAGTAACCCAAAAGTCCTTTTCTTGTTTTGATGAACGTAAACCATCTAAAAAAGTTTGTTGAGTTAAATCTTCAACCAATAAAGGAACGCTCATTTGTGAGCAAATTATACCAGCATTTTTGTCATCAGAGCTTGAAGCTTCATAATCTACAAAAGCACCCGCTCCCGCTAAAGTCCAAGATTTTGTTGCTCCCGTTCCATTCCACCAAAATGTTAAAGTATAAGTTTCATCTGTCATACTTTTAACAACTGAAGTTGCATATTTATTTAAACCATAAGCTGAATGAACCGCCATATTTTTTTTTATTTAAGTTGTTCTAAATCTGTTTTGTTTTGTCCTTTGATTTGAAAGAAAAATATCATTGCCTTTTATAACACCCTCAACAACAACTTTATTTCCTCCATTCATGAACCCCTGTAATTTGTCAAGCGGCGCAATAACTTCTGGATTTGAAGCATTCGTTCCAATACCTTCTCCAATCAATCCAAGAGTTGGCCCTGTAACTAATCCTCCTTCAGCAAAAGCTGGAATCAATGAATTAAAAGCCGTTCTTGCAAGTCCAGCGGCAGCTCCAGCAACTACTGGAATTAAAAATGGAGGTAGAAAAGATGTGCTTGTTAAAGCGTTAGTTACTGCAGCAGTAACTCCTTGACTAATTAACCCTCCAATTACACTTTTCATCATTCCTTTAACGTTTGCAGCATAATCTTCAAAACTATCAGCCCCTTGAGATAATTCATCTCCAAGCCTTTTAAAAATATCCATCATTCCATCTTCTAAAGTTTTTAAATCAACCTCAAAAAATTCAGACATTTTTTCTCCTAAGTTTCCAAGCGCTCCTTCAAATTCTCTAACCTCAGTATTGTCAAAAATATTTTGTTTTGCATCAACAATCTTTTCTTCTAAGTCAAGAACATCTTTCCCATAAGATTCATTAACCATCTTCATTTGTTCAAGATGCCCAAGCTCTTCATCTCTGATTCTGTTGTTAAACTCTTCTTTTGTTATGAGTCCATTAAGAAGATTTTGTTTTTCTGCAAGAATTGCTTCTTTATAATTTCTTTTGAGAGCATCAATATCAATTCCAAAAGTAGATGTTTTCGGCCCTGATGGTGCGCTTTCTGGTTGGGTTTTATCAGTATCAATATCAAAACTTTTACCTTTAATTTCAACAGGGTCCTCACTTTCAACCTCAACATTCTTTGCTTGAGCTTCAATATCTTCACTGCTGAAACCTAAAAAGCCAGCAACGTCTATTGGCTCAGATTCCAATCCTTTTGAATAACCAGCTTTAAATTCATCAGCAACTCCTTTTCCAAAATCTTTAAAACCTTTTTTAGCACCTAGAAAACCTTTCTTAATTTTATCAACGTCAAGTGTAAAGATTCCAATTAAAATATCTCCAACGCTTCCTAATGTTCCCATTATTAAAGTTGGCAAAGCAGTAAACACCTTTTTAGCAGCAGAAAACAATCCAAATACAGCTCCCCTCACTTGTTCAATATTGTTATACAATAAAACAAAAGCTGTTACAAGTCCAACAATTAAAGTGATAACTAAAAATATTGGATTTTTTAACATTGCAAAATTCAAACTTATTTGAGCAGCTTTAACAAGCATGATTGCTTTTGTAATTGAAACATAAGCCATTGCTAGTTTTCCAACAATCAAAAATATTGGGCCTAGTATTGCAAGGAATCCACCAAAAACAACAATGATTGTTTTTGTTGTTTTAGATAATCCAGAAAAACCATCCATTAATGAACCAACTAATTTAGCTAAAAAATCAACAGCTGGAGCCAAAACTTCTCCAAGTGAAATTCCAGCAGCTTCCGTTTGAGATTTTAAACGCCTCATTGAACCAGCCAATCCCTTATCCATTGTTTCTGCCATTGAAGCAGCCTCTTCTTCTGAATTAATAAAGTCCTGAGTTAATAATTGAATCTCTTCTTGATTTTTTGAAAGTATTGTTGCAACTGTAGCTCCCCTTTTGCCAAACATATCAAAAGCAGCTGTTAATGGTTCAGTTGAATTATTTATTTGAGCCATTGCTTCATCAAGACTCATTCCTGTTTTTGATAGATCTAAAAATATGTTTCTTAAAGCTGTTCCCGCAGTTGAAGCATCAACACCATTATTAGCCAAAAGACCAACAAGAGCCGAGGCTTGTTCAATTGAAACTCCAGATTCTTTTGCAACTGGAGCAAGTGTTGCCATTGCTGTTTTGAATTTTTCCAAATCCAATGCTGTAGAACTAAACGAATCAGCCATAACATTTGTGATTCTGTTTGTTTCGCTAGCAGTCATTCCAAAAGCTTTCATTGTAGAAGCAACAACTGAGGCTGTTTCTCCCAAATCTTCCCCAGTTGCTTGAGATAATCTCAATATTGATTCCGTTGCTTTGTCAATTGCCTCTGGAGTTAATCCTAATTTTGAAAGATTCAGTTGTAATTCTGCAACCTGAGAAGCACTGAACATTGTTGATGCTCCAAGTTTTTTTGCCGTATCAGATAACATTTTCATTTGACTATCTGTTGCACCAGAAACAGCCGCAACCTTCAACATCCCTTGTTCAAAATCCATGAAAACTTTTGTAGCTCCAGCACCTAAAGCAACTAATGGCAATGTTAAACTCATTGTCATGCTTTGGCCAGTTTTCTGCATTGCTCTTCCAAACTTTGCAGCTTGTCTTTGCATCTTGTTGAGTTTCTTTGTGAAATCTGTGCTTTGAACCCCTACTTTAAAATTTAAAAAACCAACTGAAATTCCCGCCATTATTGTTTGTTTTTATGTTGTATTAATTTTTTATGATATTCAGCTTCTGCTTGTAATATTTCAACATCTGTTTTTGTTTCTTCATTTACTTTTTTATCCCACTCAAATTCAATTAAATCTTTTGGCTTGTATCTTTTACCTTTTGAAACATGAACATTTAAAAGAATGCACGTGCTCCATCTTGTTCTCTCCCAATCATTCCTTTGCCTTAGATTTTCCATTTCATAAAATCCTTCAAGCTTATTAAAAAAATGTCTTGGCAGCATATCGTAAAATTCATCAACATTCATATTCATTCTGCCAAAAGCAATCTTTTCTAATTTTTGCCAAGTTAACTCTTCTTGCTTTTCTTTTTTGTTATCTTGGCTTTTGGCTTTTTTTCTCCACTTGACTCTTCCATTGCTCTTCCGAGTATTTCAAAAGCCTCTTCCATTGATTCTAAATTACCATCAAATAAATCAGTTATATCAGCAATTGAATATCTAAATTCTTTTTTTGCTTTTCTAGCACCATCTTTCATTCCACAATAAA